CGTATCAACTACATTTGAAGACCTTTTCAGATTTACTGCTTTGTCTCTCGACAAAAATGTGTATCTACCAAGTAATTGTGTTTTACAATTATATTTTAATCCCAACGACTCCTTTCAATTCGCATGTGCCTCTGCTGTTGATGCTACAACTCCTGTCTCCATAGCCGTCGGAGCGACTGTTTCAAATCTCAAGGTTCAACTTGCGACAGAAGCGAACATCTCTATCATCGCTCAAACCATCGATTTGGTTATGCAACGAGGTTTGACTCTGCCCGTATTTTACCCAACGGTCATAAGAAACACTTTTAGTACGACCACCGCACCCTCATTTCAAATTCAACTCACTTCGGGCTATTCGAAACGAATCGTTTTCCTTGCTACATCTCCTTTTAACCTATCAGGAACTGGTATCAACCTTAATAACGTCCATAACGCACCACGAGCAAGTCTCACCCAGTATCAAAGCACGTTAAATTCTGTCGCTATAAAAACTCCTGCTGGTTTTGACTGCACTCGAGGAGAAGATTGGTCAATTGGAAACTCCGTATATTTTGCTAAAACACCTCTACAAAATCTTGACCAATACATTAAATCAGACTGGGTTCATATTGATTCCTTTTTTGGAGAGAAGAGTCTCGCAGATTTGGACATGACGATGGTGGACGGTATTTCAGTTGCAGAGCAATCCCAAACGTATGGATTCCAGGCTACGACTGCTTCTACAGCCCAAACCTGGATTACCGTCATTGTCGGGCAAAAAATGTTGTCTTTCACGAAAATGGGTGCTGTGATTGTCTAATAAAAAACCCTTATCTTTTGAATTTACAATAAAAAAATTCAAAACATTACCTCGCCAATTCTTGCCGTAATTTATCTTGTTCTTGTTGTATCTTGAAAAGCCGTTCTTCATTACTTATCAAGAGGTCTTTCTTGTGTATCTCGTGTGTGGCGTTACGTTGGTAAAGGACGAGTGAAAATGCCCAAGGTATGTTATTAAGGTCAATCTCGACCCCGAAGCTGTCAACGAGAGCAAACGACCAGGCACTTTTATTATCTTTATTAAAAACTCTCGAATTGAGGTCGAAAGAGACTTGCTGAAATGACATAACAGAACTCGACGGAAAAGACCCAAAATTTAACAATTCCTCGAGTATTCCATCGGTGGCGTTTGAAACAATATTACTTTTGATGAAAGCACGAAGTATATAGGATAGATTAAGAGCATTTACGCTTTCTAAGCTTTGTAAAATTAATGAAACTTCTGAGAATGTATATGTACCAACATCAAAACCCAATTGCCTGACAGGAGACCGTTCTGAAAATATAAAAGAGATTTCATAGATATCAGAGGCATTTACGTTAATCGTATAGTGAAAAGTATCGGCTTCAGTTGACGGGGGGTAAGTTACCGTATAAGTGAGACCATCAGGTGACGCATTTGTAAGAAGAGTTGATAAAACAGATGCGAGATTGATTCGAGTGTAATTACCGGGAGGTATAGTGATTGTAACTGATGTAGTTGTAACACCATCAAACTCTCTTAATGTGAATGTATTGTAACCGCTCGGCATGTTATAAAACGACTTGGGAATACTCGCTTGTACTAATGCTACGGAATCATAGGATTGATTGCCTAAATCAACTGGGATAGATTGAAAATTTGAATTTCGTCCACTAATTCGGTCTTTCGAATTGAAGTTCAAAACGATTGGGTTCGCAATTGAATAATCAGCTAAACTCATTTATTTTATTATACAAAGTATTTTCTTTGAGTGTAATAAAGAAATATGACAAGACCAAGAAGGATTTATCAGCAAGGGGGAAATTATTATTATATTCAAGGAGGGGCAAAGAAGAAAATCAAAGTGCCTGATGGGATAAGTCAGAGACAACTTCAAAAAATCAATATCAAAAATGTAATCAATCTTGCGGAGAAACGGCGTGTGAAGAGACGAAAGAAGCCCGTCAATGTTCGGTATGGTAAGAAAATTGTCTCACAAATGGAGAAAGAACCAACACCCGAATTACCATCATTATCCACTTATCTTTTCAAACCAAAATTAGCAGTAAAAACGCTTGAGCAATTAGCCCAATCAGATGTTGATACGAATGTCGATAAATTGGCGAATCAATTGTTAGCACGATTACAGCCCGTAGTAACACCACCGACCGTGCCTCTCCCAGTGGAAGTTCCCACATTACCGCAATCTTTGGGAGGAGTAAATACAAGTATCCCCCCAGCATCGGGAACTGCACCCGCACCGGTCACTCTTTTCCCGGCAGAAGGAGAACCCCCGGCAACGCCCCAAGCCCAAGTAAGAACGGGTGAAAATAGACCAGCACCAGCATCTGCACCACAAGCAGGAACAGCGACCCCAGTAACAAGAAGTTTTGCCCAAAGAGCGAGAGAAGCCCTGGGAATAAGACCAACCCAAGTAGCCCCCCGACCAGCTACTGCAGAGGAAATACGACTCCAAGCCCAACAAGCAATGCCCGGTAATAAGTATTCTCTTTCAAGAAGCAAAAACGAAACCGTAGTTGTGGACTCAATGAATGAAGTATTAGCAGAAGACACAACAATTAGTGAAATATCAGATGCGAACTATGAGTCTGTCAAAGATAGGCTTGTTGCTAAAGTAAGTGAGAAAATTAGAAGACCGATTAATGAAATATCAAGACCAAATAAAAATACCCTAACAGAGATTTTAACAAACGCAAGAACAAGTCGTCCAAGCGGACGAGGAGACGGAGAGGATGACGGTCTATATAATGATGAAATCGAAGAAATCGCCCGACGAAACATTAAGAACTATGTCCCAGTAATCGCTAGTGATGAGATAAATATCCTTTCAAAATATGTGAAACCTGGACAGAAACGATTTGCTTTTATTATTAATACCAATCCAAGCACAAGTGATGGGTCGGGCAATGATGGACATCGACCCGGACATTGGAGAGCGGTGTATATCAACAATGACGATGATTTTCCAAGTGTAGAATATTTTGACCCATTGTGCGAAGGACGTATCCCCAATGATTTGCTAAAAATGTGTATGAAAATCGCTAGGAAGATGAACCCAGAGATGATGTTCAAATATAAACAGAATATGCTTCGTAGGCAAAGCAAATTAACCTCTAATTGTGGCTATCATAGTTTGGCTTTTATTGAGGATAGATATAATGGCGTACCTTATGCTGATGCGACGGGTTATACGGATTACATGGAGAAATTGAACCAGGTAAAAGATGATAGCCGAGATGGAGAGAAAGATGTGATGAAATACATCAAGAAATACGAGTCTTACATTTAATTTTAATTTTATACGGTATTATAAAAGTATGTATAAAATTACTAAGTATTCCTATGACCAAGCTAAGAAACTTGGGGTAGAGATAAAAGTATCTTCAAATTCTAAAAAGAAGATAGATGTATTCAAAAATGGAATAAAAATCGCATCTGTCGGGGCAAGAAATTATGCAGATTATCCCTCGTACATTCAGATAGAAGGAAAACAGTACGCCGATGAGAGAAGAAGACTTTATAAAATTAGACATGAAAAAACCAGAAAGATTGTGAATAGTAATTCTTGGTGGGCAGATAATTTACTTTGGTGATTTTCATGGTCTTTTGGGTGAAGGGTTTGGTGAAAGGTGAAGGGTTATTCCCAACTTTTGCCTCGGGAAACGATAAAATTGAAAAGTATAAAATTGTGGGAATAACCCTTCACCTTTTGACAAACCCTTCACCCAAAAGACCTCGAATTTAATGAAAATCTGAATTTAAGGTGTAAAGCAGGGAGGTGATGGGTTGGTGACGGGTGAAGGGTTATTCCCAACATTTCTTCAAAAATCCAATAATTAAAAAAAGACCATGAGGTGATGGGTTGGTGACGGGTGAAGGGTTATTCCCAACATTTCTTCAAAAATCCAATAATTAAAAAAAGACCATGAGGTGATGGGTTGGTGAAAGGTGAAGGGTTATTCCCAACTTTTGCCTCGGGAAACGATAAAATTGAAAAGTATAAAATTGTGGGAATAACCCTTCACCTTTTGACAAACCCTTCACCCAAAAGACCTCGAATTTAGACCTCCCCTTCAGAATTATATTCAATTATAATAGCTACGGAGTCATTACCGGTCGATGCCTGGTATAAAGTTCCATTGCTCTTCTTCATTGTAAATGTATAATCACCTTGAATAACCCGAGGACTCCAGTACACATTTTCAATATCTTGGGTTGTATTGGACGAGTAAGCAGATATGTTAAAAACTGAACCCAATGGACTGTTTTGGACTAAATCAGATTCGATTGTAATGTATTGCCCCGTAGATAAAGTCCCATCACCGGTTGTGAGAGAGATAGCCTTCGTGTGTAATGTTTTAACTTTGAATGGGACACTGATTCTTGCAGTGGCTGTCGATTTCGTCGCCAAGAATGTCAGAAATATAACTTGTGTTTGCTTCATTTTTTATTGTATTCAAGAAAATTATAATTCACCTTCACTATTAAATTCCATCGTAATGGAAAATGAATCAAAATAATAATCGTAAAATACGGGGGCAAGTGTTACATCTAAATCATGCCCAGGGTATAAAGTTCCGTCATTATCGTATGGTGTAAAATCATAAAATCCTTGTATTGTCTCCGGAACTAAAAACTCATGTTCGATGTCTTGTATTGTGTTACTTGAGAACTGGCTATCAGTGTGAACCATTCCCATGGGTCTATTACCAACTAATGACGATAATAGAGTAACATATCCACTTGCGAAAGAATTCCCCTGATTACCTGCTCGTCCAATAGTCCATGTAATCCCCTTGACATGAATAGTCTTCACTTTAAAGGGAATGTTTATATATATTTGTGCTGTAGGAGATATAGCCACTAATCCTCCATATTGCCCAGATGGTGACGGATATTTGGCGGGAGGAGCTGTGGGGTTGTCGATGAGTGTCAGTAAATATTGTTCGAATTCTTTACCGTATTGAAAATAATATGTACGTGTCAATTTCATTTTTATATTCAAACAATATAAAAATAATTTACGCTGTAATCTTATCGTAATCCTTGTCGACATATTTCAAAGTTCGAGAGATATCTGACTGCCCAAGTGCCTTAGCATCATCTTTCAATTCCTTGAGATTAACATCCTTATATTTAGAGCTCAAATAGATGTGACGTAACATAGATGTACTGATATTCTTTCCAAAAATATCATTCAACCAGATTGCGATTTTACTCTGGGTTATCGAATTTCCCAGACTATTGATAAGAAGATAATCTGATTTATTAAACTTCATCCACATTTCAAGAACCTTTTCTAATTCTTTCGGAACTTCTAAAACCTGCTGTCCCATCTTCTTTGAATTCTTGTATGTATTGAAAACAAATGATGAGAGACCTTTCTTCTTACCCTTGCTGAAATTTGTCATATAGTTATCTTTGCTCTCGGCAGATTCAGAAAAGTTGCGAATCTTGAAAACTGCATAATCCATGCTTCTTCTTGGCGGAATTAACACGTACAGACTCAAAAGAACATAATCCAAAAGAGTTTGAAATTGTTTCTTGTTTATTTTGGTTAATTTCATAATGGGTGTAGCTTCGGATTTCAATTGCTTGTAAACCTTCATCACTTCCTCCTGGGAAATCAGATTAGCTCTTTGGCTGTCAGTGAGTTCTTGGTCTTCTTCGCCTTTATTCACAATATTCGCATCTTCATTCATCACCTTACGATAGTCACTAATAGCAACTTTCAATTTATCCGAATGGTCGTTGTGTTTGTCATCCAAAATGGTAATGACTGTCCCAATCTTGGATTTACGCACCATCGGGGTCATTGCAGTTGATAGGCACTTTAGGATAGCTTCTCTATTCTCAATCAAATCATCAATGGAATTTATCTCAATGCCTGGGCAAACAGATTGGATTTTCCGCATGTTGCTGATGTACGTCTTTACAGTCGACGATGAAAGTAATGGGCGATTTTTTACTATAATATCTTTGAAGTTATTCATTTTAATTCTACCAAGAAAAATAAAATTAAAAAAAAAATTTATTATCACACTCCAAAAAAAATAATGAAAAGAAAAGCATCAAGCGACATCGATGATATATGCAGGAGCGTGAAGAAACTCAAGGTAGAAGATAATAAGGAAGAAACTCTAATTAGATGTGATATATGCGATGTTGTATACGAAGAAGAATGTTGCGTGGGATTTTTATGTGTAGATTGTTATTATGATGATTATGAAGAATCAGAAGAAGAATCTACTATATCAGAATAAAGTATATCCAGAAGAATATTGACAATTATACGATATACCCAAGAAAATATACTAGAATAAGATATAAAAAACGTTTTTTATATCTTTTTCGTCTATGTTTCGCTCAGTATACCCCCCATCAACTTTGTCAAAAAACTCCTTTATTTTTTTTGGTATAATTCATTTTGGTATATTTGATTCTTACAAATATTCAAATAATCAAGTCGCTTCAGCAATCGTCTGCGTTCATTCTCTATACGTACAATTTCTTTCTCTATTAGCATTGTATCAGTCATTTTCTTGATGTTTTCCCATTCGTACGCTTTCTCTTCCATTTTATTCATTAGCAAGTTTTGTTTTTATAAATTGAATAACGTAAGAATCATCGTTCCCCCATGCTTCATACTCTTGAGGAGTCATTTCAATATCTACTACATCAGTCTCATCGCCGTAGAGAATAACAATGAAACGAGCACTTTGATTCAAAGTTATGACAATGTCTTTAATGGCGAACTGAGTATATGTAATTGTCTTAGTAACAATTTTGGGTGAATCTAATGTAATTTTATCCATTTACTATTGAGTAATATTAATCTTAAAATCATCAAAATCTTGGCGTAGTTTCTTCAATTCATTTGTAACATATATCAACAACGTAAAATACTCAATTCCTGCTGGTTTACCGTTGTCCCTTGTTGTTAGCTTCGGGTCAATAGCATATACTTCCTCTGCAACATATCCGATTTGCTCTTTGAAAGAATCATCCTTTTTGTAGTTGTACTTTTTCAAATCTAACTGTAAGCAAGTTGATGTATCATTGAATGGTTCAATGTTTGTTTTGTGACTTCGGTTAGATGTAAGGTAACCTACTTCAAAATTGGTTACATTGTATGTCATGTATCTATCTAATGAGATTTCAGCAAGAGGTCTCATATAACAGCCATTTGCTTTAAGTGTATTCAAATTAGCAGTATTACCCACAGCCGATATAGCGATGCTGTTATTGAAAGTAGATGATGCCCCCCAACCAACGCAAACCGATGCCTGTCCTTGATTAGTTCTACCTGCGATATATCCAATGGCTACAGCCCCTGAGGCTTGGTTTGTTTCCCCTGCTCTTGAACCTATAGCAACTGCTAATGGTCTTTGCCCGTATTGACCGGTGTTACCCCCTATTGCAATCCCTGATTGAGTGAATTGTCCTGCTTGAAAACCAATTGCAATACCTGATTGACCAGTTGCTCCTGCATCCGTTCCAATTGCTATAGCATCACCACCCTGATTTGTTCTACCTGCTCCGTTGCCTATTGCGACTGCTTTACGACCTTGATTTGTAGCACCACAAAGTTCTCCTATCGCTACAGCACCCGATTTCTGATTTACCTCACCCGCAAATGCTCCAATTGCTACAGACCGTATTCCTTGTCCTGTAAAACCAGCATTTTGACCTATGGCGACTGACCCTGAGAGTTGGGAATTGAAACCTGCTTGATAACCGATTGCAATGGAATATTGCCCTTGATTGGTTCTCCCTGATTGATATCCCATTGCTATGGCTCCTGTGCCTTGCCGATAGAGACCCGTTTCATATCCAACAGCAACTGCAAAAGTTCCTTGATTGGTTCTCCCGCAGAAGTTGCCTATACTTACTGCTCCAGAGGCTTGTTGGAAATTACCTGCTAATGTTCCAATTGCTACAGTGTCTGTGCCTTGGTCTGTTTCTCCCGCTTCGCCACCAATTGCTACCGCTCCCTGGCGTTGTCCTGTAAATCCAGCATATTGACCTACTGCCACTGCATATATACTTTGCCCCCAATATCCTGCTTGGTCACCTATCGCAACTGACCAACCTTTCTGCCCGGTATAACCCGCTTGGAAACCGATGGCTACAGCTGAGCCAAATTGATTCAAACTTCCTGCTTGATGTCCGACAGCAATTGCATATCTTGTCTGCAAATCATATCCTGCTTGATAACCAACTGCGATAGAACCTGATTGCTGACTATTTCTACCTGCTTGATATCCCAGAGAAACAGCATATGCCCCTTGTGTTGTTGTAGCTGCTTCATAACCAATGGCGATTGAACCAGTCCCCTGAGATTCACGACCACTATATGCACCGATACCAACCGCAAACTCTCCTTGTGTGTTATTCCCTGCAAACAGCCCAATACCAACAGCCGCCTGCTTCGCTCCTAAATACTGTGAGTCAGTACCCATTGCTATACAATTTTTAGCTTGATTATCAGCACCTGATAGGTTTCCTATTGCGATAGAATTAATACCCTGCGTGAAATATCCTGCTTGATATCCGATTGAAATTGCCCCGGTGCTTTGGTTATCTTTTCCCGCTTGGTATCCGATGGCAATAGCACCAGATTTCTGAGTATTAAGACCGGCTTGATAACCGATATGAACTATCTGCCCGTTTTCACTCTTCCATTCTTTTGCTGTCTCATCCCAATAGGGGTAATTACTATATGCGACACCAGTGGCTGATATGTATCCAGTGTAACCAGTGTATCCAGTGTATCCGGTGTATCCCGTGAAACCTTGTGCTCCAGTGTATCCCGTGTATCCAGTGTATCCAGTGTATCCGGTGTAACCAGTGTAACCGGTATATCCAGTCCAGCCCGTGTATCCAGAGTATCCTGTGTATCCGGTGTATCCAGTGTAACCGGTGTAACCAGTGTATCCCGTGTAACCGGTGTATCCCGTGTATCCGGTGTAACCGGTGTAACCAGTGTATCCGGTGTAACCAGTGTATCCAGTCGCCCCGGTTTGGGCGTTCAAGTATGTGTAATCTACTCCTCCTATCGTGAGTAAATCAGTCTCTATCAGTGTAAGATTCTGAAGTGCTAAATAGTTACTTGTAAATGCTGAACTCATTTTTATTAACTTTTCTAATAAGAATGATAATTATAAATTGTTGTTAATACACTTCTGATGGTATGCGGTTGCCTCATGTTTGCTTTTTCTGAATCTTTGGTACGTTTTCCCACAAGTACACATAATATTATCAAAGTATCCATGCCTAACCTGAGATTCTTTTGTAAGAATCTTATTTCTTTTTTTCTTATCCGTTTCAGTTATATCATGCCGATAGTTTGATGAGTTCTGCCTTTGTTCTGATTTAGTAGCCCATCTGAGATTTGAAAGATGATTATTAGATGGGTTTCTATCAATGTGGTCTATGGTATGTGTTAGAGTCGGCTGTGGTTCAAGAAATGTATTTGCTATTATAGAATGTAATCTTTGGCTTCTATTACCAACATCAACATAGTAGTATCCACATCCTGATAAATATGGTTTCACCAATCTTTCATTATCTCCATATTTCTTTGATAGAGATTTGATACGTCCATGGTTGGATACATAATAAAAACATCTCTTACCTTCAGTGCTTACCTTTCTCCATTCTTCTTGTTCCATTTAGTCCTTTTTTACCTATTATTAGGTTTTTTTAAATTAACATTCTTCGCAACATGCCCCGTTTCCATAGAATAACCTGTTAACAATGGCTTTAGCACCTGTGAAAGCATTACTCAAGGCATCTGTAAATCCGGGGAGGTTCTTAGCAACTTCGGTGAGGTCTTGAAGGATGAACTTCTCAGTATCAGGTGTACTTAGTCCGTTTGATTTTAATAGGTCGGTGAGGTATCTTTGACAATTTCCACAATTATCTCTTGAGTTTAAGGCACAATATGTTGAGAAGCGTTCGTCGCCTACTTTCTTACGTGTTGTCTCTAATAGTTCATTGATTGTTATGTCTTTTGTTATTGGGACGTTTAGAGTATCTGTAGATTGTTTGGGGACTCCTGCTCTCTCAAAAGTGAGAACTGCATCTTTTTCTGTAAGGTATTTGTCATTTATTACCACGCCGATATGGATGAGGTCATCGTACGGTGTATTTTTCAATGCCCCGAGGGCTTTAGCGAACTTTGATACTGAAATGGGATATTTGAATAATGTCATTTTTGTGATTTTCTCATCTCCTACTTGGGCTATTAAATCTCGGCTCTTTGGGGGGAACTTACCGGCATCTCGAAAGAATACTCCGTTGCCCTTCAGGTGTCGTTCATCGGCTTGAATTCGGGATAACATTTTATAATTTATATTTAAAAGAGATATTATTTTTATCGCACTATTTCACCAAAGGCACTCGAAACGGTGTTGTACTCCGTTCCTGCCCCACCACCCGCCATTTTTGTTCTTCCTCCTTTTTGATTCACAATAGCACCATTTGATTGCCTGACAAGTCCTTTACCCATCAGTCGCTGACCGACTGGATTGATAACAAGACGAGCATCTCCTCCTCTCATTGATTTAACTTTCTTCTGTGCTTCTACCCCTTTGTTTATAGCATATCCAGCAATTGGATAGAATGTTTGAACGAAATCACTCACAATACCGTTGCCTTTTTGATTCACAATAGCACCATTTGATTGTCGGGTAAGCCCTTTTCCCTTCATAGCACCATACCCTTGCGACCGAATGTAATCTGCAGTCGATTTCCCTGCGACCCCGGCGGCGACACCAGCTATCGGATTGGCTGTGAGTAAACTTGCCCCGAGACCATAAACGACAGGTAACGCAACAGAAGCTACATTACTTATGATTTTGGTATCTTTTACAAATTGCGTGATATCCTTATCAGCTTGTACGAACCAATTATAGACATCATCCCAGAATCCCCGCCCTTTCATACGTCTCTTCCCTGCTCCAGTCATCTTCTGTTCTTTAGCATACTGGTCTCTTACCTGCTTAAAACCAGGTAACTTCAAAAGGGCAGTCTTTTGTGCTGGTGTTATTTTTTCAGACATATATTTTTATTAAATGGCATTATTAATAATTTTTTTTATAAAACTCAGATTTACATTTTTTTCACAAACTTATACAGTTTTTGCCCTTCAAAATCTGCTACGGCCTGGCGACGACCATTCTTAGTGGTTCGGTACGTCACCTGTGACTCTGGGACTTCTATGGGTTTCTTGGCTTTGATACTATAGAACTTCATTGTTTATCTCTACAAAAAATAAATGTTTTTCATTTTTTTATATTCCGAACAGTATTTTTTTTATTAGAATAAATGCCCTATGAATCTTTTACAGGCAATCATCAGTGTCATCTCACGATTGATAATGTTGTTAGTTGCTTTGTAATCACTATTTACATCGGAGCAATGGGGTGGTTTATATACCAATATGTTAAGGAATACACCTAAGATGTTTATCGCTTTTATAATGTCTTTCTATCTTTGAAGGATAGTTCCTAACAACATTCCCACATTCACAGAAAAAATACAAATGCTTATTATTCAATCTATCCTTATGTACTTTACTTTTTAAATGTTTTGTTATTCCTAATTTAGTTGTTAGGAATCCACACTCACATCTTATTATAATAGATTTTAGCCTATCTTCAGCCTCTTTATTTATAATTTTTGTTCTTGCCTTTGAGTTAGTTTCTAATATATCGTCTCTATACCTTGATGTATTACATGCGTTCTCTTTCGGAGTAACATATCGTAAATTAGATACATTATTATTTTGTCTATCTCTATCAATATGGTCTATATGATAACCTATTGGTCGTTCCCCTATAAAATGTAACGCAACAAGAATATGAATCTTAAGTTTTTTTTTCATTATATTAACCATTTTATATCCTCCGCTATCATTCCAATGTTTCAGATAAGTTATTTTACTTGTAGTTTTTTTACAACTTCTAATATCTCCTATGTTAGATATTTCATATACACATATATCAGTAGTTCCAATTTGCTTCCATTCGGTCATTTTATTGACATACCCATTTGTTTAAATATCTTAACCGCCTTGTCTCGTGGATGCGTTTCTCTCCCTTGTTTTGATGTTTGAAAGGGCTAAAACTATTCCATGAACTATTCCATTGGGTTTGATTTTTTCTATAAACGGTAAGATTTCACTTGCGATTAGGGACACGATTGTGACTCCTAGAATAATCATTTGGAGAATACTGGTGGTTTGGTCGTCTGTGGTACTCATTTTTATATTCATTGGATATAAAAAAAATTAATCAACTATTTCGTATTCATTTTCGACGACTGGTATCGGCAACTCTAATAATTTTGCGATATCTTCCACATTATGAACTTTCTTCTTTTTATTCTTCGCATATAGTTGCCTGTTATACTCAGCCTTCTTTTTGTTATAGTCGGGGTCTTTCTCCTTTTGCTTCATTCGATTCTCCTGCCTCATCTTCCTATACTTTTCTGGATTGTCTTTGTATTTCTGTCCCATTTCCCTCTTTAGTCTAGCTGTCATTTTCAAGTTGCGTAACCTGGTCAATTCGGATTTTAGTGCATCAACCGTATCAAAATCGGCAATATTCAAACCAAAATTCTTCACTGATTTCAAGGTGGCAATGTGGATAGTTATTAAATCTGTTATGTCAATCATCTTTTTATGTATATTTTTTGTCTTTAAATTATTTTTTTTTATCATTACATTATTTTTTCGGCTTAAAGAATTGAGTTTATAGAAAGAAAAGACCCATGACAACCATAAAGCAAATTTTACGTGAGTCATATGCAGAAGATGATAAGTTTACCCATACCTCGATGATTTCCCCAAAAGGGAGGTATTTCATTACCCGAAAGAACATAGAGTCGTTCTTTAATAATTATGAAACCAATAAATATGGTTTAACTGAGAACCCCCCCGCATACTCCATGTTACGCTTTGATTTTGACATCAAACGGACAGAATACAATAACGAGAATCGATTCTATTCAGCAAATGATTTGAAAGTTATCATTACATCTATCAATCAAGAACTCAAGCGTATTATAAAAATTGATGATTCAAAAGTTGTATGTTGTCTTCTCGAGAAAGACATTTATCTCAAGTCCGTAGAAAAGAAGATTTATTCAGGTGGTTTTCACCTCCAATACCCACATATTTTCATGAAGCAAGGTGATATGGTTGGTCTTATTGAAAATATCAAGAAGTTTGTATTCGACAAGACAAACATTGAATTCGATACCGGTGTATATCGCAACCCATGGCTGATGTACGGTTCTAAAAAAGACGAGAAACTTCAACCGTACATTTTGACGAAAATATTTGATATTTCCTTTAATGAAATGACCCAGATTCAAGCATTTTCTGAATACCAGATATTTAACATTGAGACAGAAGACCCTATCAAAATTACAGAAGAAAATATCCCCGAGATGTTACCTCGAATTTTAAGTATCAAGCAGTATAATAGGTCTGGTGATTATGATGCGATACCGAATACAATTCAAGTACCTCAGATTAAATTTATTGAGAAACCAAAGAAGCTTGATAGCAGAGAAGTCGAAGAGAAATTGGTTGAAGCAAAGAAGTTACTTTCGATTTTGAAGGCATCACGTGTCGATGAATATGCTGATTGGATGACTATCGGATGGTGTCTCTTTTCCATAAGTGAAGGATGCGAAGAAGGGCTTGAATTATGGGACGATGTCAGCAAACTTTCTGATAAATACGACGATTGTGCCTGTGAAAGAGAATGGTCTGGTATGAAAATCGGGAACTACACTCTAGGGACATTGCATAAATTCGCAAGAGAAGATGACAAGAAGAGATACGATGAGATTTTCAAGAAAGAAGACAATTGGGTCAAAAATCTTGTGTATAATTTGACAGACATGAACTGTGCGGAGGTATATATGGCTCACAATGAAGGAGAAGTATTTTTCACCAAATCAAATGGGTGGGTCATTTTTGACAAGACCACAAAGTTCTGGTCATTGAATAACGACAAGAGTTCCCTTGTTTATCCAATCTCTAAGTTTTTTAGCGAGACTATCAAGGAGTACATGATAGAATTTGTAAAGACTTGTGACTGTGGAGTGAAGGAAGATAACGAGACAATTAAGTTAATAACCAAAGCACGGCAGAAAGTAGAGACATCAAAATTCTCCGCCGGTGTTATCACCCAACTTCAAAGTGTTGCCACTGTCAATGACGACATAATGAACAAGTTTGACGCAAATCCCGCTCTATTTGCTTTCAAGTGCGGTCATATTTACAATGTTCAAACACAAGAGATTCGGTCTATTACCAAAGAGGATTTTATCATTACACACTGTGGTTACAATTTACCCAACAAGAACACATTGGCTATCAAAAAGGTCAGAGAACTTATCAAGTCGATGTGTAAGGACGAAGAACAACTCAAATCGATTTTGAGTATGCTATCTTGCTTTGTTTACGGTAACAACAAAAATGAGTTATTCTTCGTTTTGACCGGCACAGGTGGAAATGGTAAGGGATTACTAGACAAATTTCTTCAGGTTTCTCTCGGTGGATATTATAAAGCAGTTGATATGAAGCAATTCACTCATTACGAAAAGGATGGTAATCGTGCTAATAGTGACATTGCTTCTGCCCAGTATTCAAGATGTTTGTCAGCTTCAGAGACTGAAACGGATAAGAACAATAAGTTGATTACTTCCCAAATCAAGAAATACAGTGGAAATGACCCAATCACTGCACGATTTTTGAATAAGAATTCTTTCACCTTCTTACCTAGATTCTGTATTCTGATGCTGGTTAACGATTTACCGTCGCTTAGCATTATGGATGGTGGGGTGAAACGTCGAATGAAGATTGGAGAGTTACCGTTTTCATTCGTTGAGAATAATGGACAGGAATTGAAACCAAATGAGAAATATGCCGATGATACATTGAAGACATTTCTACAGACAAGTACAGAATATAGAGATGCTTTCTTGTATCTTTTGTTTGATACGTGGACTGAATTCGGCGGGAAATTCTACGAGAATGCAGACACAAAGGAATTTACTGATAATTATTTCGGTTGTCAGAATCCAGTGAAATTATGGTTTGACCAATACTATGAGGTTTGCGAAACAGAGAAGATAAAATCATCGGATTTGTTTAGCGAGGCATCAATTGAACTTGCTGTAACATCTACTCAATTCGGAAGGTATATGAAGGAATTCTGTAAGAGTAAAGCTACGAAAAACGGGATTGTATATTTATGTAAGAAGAAACCATTCAAACAAATAGAAATCGAATTATAATTTATCTCTTTTTTTTAAGAAATAAATTCATGGTCTTTTGGGTGAAGGGTTTGTCAAAAGGTGGAGGGTTATTCCCAACTTTTGCCTCGGGAAACGATAAAAACGAAAAGTAAGAAATTGTGGGAATAACCCTTCACCTTTCACCAAACCCTTCACCCAAAAGACCTAGAATTTAATGAAAATCTGAATTTAAGGTGTAAAGCAGGGAGGTGATGGGTTGGTGACGGGTGAAGGGTTATTCCCAACATTTGTTCAAAAATCCAATAATTAAAAAAAGACCATGAGGTGATGGGTTGGTGACGGGTGAAGGGTTATTCCCAACATTTCTTCAAAAATCCAATAATTAAAAAAAGACCATGATGAATAAATGTACCAAATGTGTTCTCCTTAAAAATATCAATTACTAAGAACCTATCCTCTAATGTTCTATTCGCTACATACTGTGAATAGAAATTACCAATATTATCCGAAGTCCTCAACATTACCCCATCAATCATGAAGAAAAGAGCATCAGACGGTTTGACACGGACATGTCGCCGAATGCTCTGAAGTGCGTGACCGAAGTTCTCTGACTCAGGTAAAAGGAATCTCTTCTTAGTCATCTCAATTGAAGCGTCGCATTTTATAATGGCGGGTGCATAACCGGGGTATTTCGCCCGAATAGCTTGACAATTCATTTATCTAAAGTTTTTATTTATGTTTGAATAAATAAAAATGTCAATTCCTAAATTTGAAGGAATTAAATACCGACTCTGTGACGAATGGAAAGAGAAAATTCAAATAGAAGATAAACCAATAAATTACTTAGAAGTAGGAGCATTTTATGGTGGGAATTTTTTATCCGTAGCTGATTCTTATGCTAAACATCCTTGGTCTAAGTTATATGTTATCGACCCCTGGGCAAATTATGCAGAATATGATGAGTATAAAGACCTAGATATGGAAACTGTATTTGATGCTTTCACCCGTAACATAGAACATATCAAAGACAAAGTTGAAATCTGTAGGGGGTCGTCATATGAAAAATTACCAGAGTTTCAGAATAATTTCTTTGATATCATTTATCTGGATGGTAACCATGACTTTATTTATGTACTTGCTGACGCTATTCTATCTTTTTCAAAATTGAAGGTTGGTGGGTATATGATATTTGATGATTATGATTTAGGCTGGGAAGGCGTTTTGTATGGGGTTACACAATTTATAGAATATCACAAGTCTCGTATTGAAATTCTAGGTATGCATAAAAATCAGGTGTTTCTAAAAAAAGTGGCTTAAAGACAAGAGAATAGGTATAAAAGACATTCAAATCGGAAGCCGATTGAAATGGGACATGAGATTTGATAGCTAAAATGATGGCTATAAAATCTGGAAAAAAAGAGGCTTAAAGACAAGCGAATAGGTATAAAAGACATTCAAATCGGAAGCCGATTGAAATGGGACATGAGATTTGATAGCGAAAATAATGGCTATAAAATCTGCAAAAAAAAGAGGCTTAAAGACAAGCGAATAGGTATAAAAGACACAATGGGAGACGGTAAAAACAACCAGCGAGAAATCGTGGTCAGAAAACCCATTAAATCTTTTTTTCCTCATCAACCGGCTTGTCTGTCCACTCTAAAGTAGATTTAGAAAATAAGTTGTCATTGAACTTTTCAGCCCGTGTCAAGTCCTTTGTATCCGTCCGTTTAATCTTAGGTTTCCCCACGAGAGCCTTATCAGCCTCGAGTTCTTGGAAGTACCGATAATATTCATGGGACAGTCTCTCTATGACATCGTCCGCAAACCCAACATGTTTGAGATTTTTCAAGAGAAGGTGAATTTCAGTTTGACTTTTTTGACTTAGGTCATCGAAAAATGCTTTTATACTTTCTTCGTCTGTGTTCATGTTTTGTTTTATGGAAAGAAAATAAATTAATTATTTTTTTTCTTTTGTAAAATAAATAAAATAAAAAATGCCGAGAAAAACTTGGATTGATAAAGACGATAGTAAAAGTGCTGTATTTCCACCCGAAAGCCAAACAAAGACATCAGAAAACGAGGGTGTTACTTTACCTACAAAAATTCTGAAAAAAAACAAAGAATCTGCGGTTGTTTTCGAGTTAGATTCAGTAAACTTAGATTCAGTAAAGAACAATTTATCGAATAATGGTAAGATGAAAGTCGAACTTACAGAAGACCAAATTGTACGTGCTGTAGCCAAACGAAAGAAACGTGTTGTGGTTGTCAAGAAACGAGATGAACACGGTAATCTTCTGACAAAGAGCGGGGCAATCGACAAACGCCCCGAGACTGCAAAAAAGAATCTTGTGAATAGCAAGGTATATAAACAACTACTTGAAAACCAGCAGATACCAAAGAAACCGAATGTGCCGGTAATTAAGAAGCCGGTTGTAGAGGATAGTGACAGCGAAAGCGAATTTGAATTAGAAGATGAAAAACCCACAAAGGTTGTCGATATCGTCCCGCCAGAAGAACCAACATTGGTAGTGAAACGGAAGGTATCATCGACTGAGATGTATCTGCGAGAGCAAGAAGCAAAAAGAGAAAAAGAACTTCAGGAACAGATGGCTAAAATGAAACAGATGGAAGAAGAGAATAGTAAACTGAAAAATCGTTTTGTATTCAACGACTATCTGAATAAAATGACCCATCTTAGTACCACCATGAAGATTAAGTATTAATAAAAGTATCGATAAAAATATTCTCAGACTATGTAATAAATGATAACTGAGAAGACTTTGAATAACATCGTTATTAAGCCCCTTGTTAACACAAACAATTTAGATGAAAGCAAGATAAAAGGCGGGAAATACATACCAGAAGTGACACCGGTCGTTTACATCTGTAGCAGACGAAAATCAGGGAAAACATCCGTTTTGGCTGAGATTCTAAGAAAGACCACGGACAAGAAGACGACTTTTTGGTTATTCGTGCCGACTGCAAGGTGTGACCCGTCCTGGGTTCAAATCATCCAAATTTTAAGGGATAGAGGTAACACAGTCAACGTATTTGATTCATTTATGGAGGGTAAGACAAATATCTTAGACGAAATAATCACTGATTTGTCAAGTCCTGAAGTAGAAGAAGAAAAGCCATCAGTCACAATGACATTACAATCTGTGGGCACTATACACCCAAAAATAGTATATCCTGGGTCTGAAGAAAAGGAAAAACGAAAATATGAATATAAACCAAAGAAAGAAGCACCTCTTCATTGCTTTTGTGTGGACGATAACGCCGGAGAATTGAAAAACACAGCCTTGCTTAGCTTGTGCAAGAAAAATCGCCATTTAAAATGCTCTGTGTATATATCGTCCCAGTATTGTAACGACCTTCTCCCACAGACGTTGAAGCAGGTCAGTTTTACAATATTATTTAGGTCTCATACTCGCGAAAAATTAGAACACATCCATAAAATGTTAGATTTAAGTATCGATTTAGAAAAGTTCTTTGATATCTATGATTACGCCACATCTGAGAATTTCAATTTTTTATTTATTGATATGAAAAATCAAACATTCAGAAAGAATTTTAGCAAAGAATTAACTTTCGATGGATAAAAAAAATTTATAATCATAAAAAAAATGAAAAATAAATATGTTTCTGAAGAATAAAAATGGATATCAGTACTCTACCTAATGTGAATAGTCCTGAATTGGATTATAACGCAAGTATCAATAACCACTCGAGTGTGATTTATCGAGCATTAACGCCCCAAGGCTCTTCTTCAATTACCCTTGGAACTACGTCTGGAGTAGTCGGTCCTGTAGAATTTATTTTGCCGAGTTGTGTACAGAACTGGGCGAAATCAAGATTAACCTTTCAAATCGACTGCGGTGCTACAGTTTCTGGTGGTACAGGGACAACCAACTTGCGTAGATGGTTCAACGCTAATATCGGAACAATGCTCAACAGAGTCGTTGTGTATGATTCTGCAACCAGTGCCGTGATTGCCGATGTCAGCAATTTCGATAAATACTCTTCGATGATACCAACTACATCTGAAAATATACAACATTATTTAGGTAAGCAACTTCCCTCAAGTGCTACTGCTTTGCTACCATGGACAGGAAACGGTTCAACCGCTATCGCAACCGCTTTGGCTAATTCTCTCTCATACCCACAAGAGAATATTTGTAGAAGTAATCTACTTGCTACTGCTAATTTTTCAGGTGTTACCACTAATGTTGTAAATGGAAATGATTACACGGGTCGGCGAATGTGGTTTATATCTCCCGCACAAACTAATGACGGAGACGCTGTATATTTGAGCGTATCAACTACATTTGAAGACCTTTTCAGATTTACTGCTTTGTCTCTCGACAAAAATGTGTATCTACCAAGTAATTGTGTTTTACAATTATATTTTAATCCCAACGACTCCTTTCAATTCGCATGT